CCTGCGGCCCTGTTGGCGGTCATGCAGTTCGAAAGCGGGTACAGCCCGTCGATCCGCAATGCCGTTGGCTCCGGGGCCACAGGGCTGATCCAGTTCATGCCCAGCACCGCGAGGTCCCTCGGGATCACCACGGATGAGCTTGCCCGCATGCCTCGTGCCCAGCAGATGAAGTACGTCGAGAAGTACTTCGATCAGTTCCAATCGAGGATCATGGGGGGTTCCGTGGAGGACCTCTACATGGCCGTCTTGTGGCCCAAGGCTGTCGGTCAGGGGAGCGGGTACGTCCTGTTCGCCGCTGGAACCAAGGCCTACGATCAAAACAGTCCCCTCGACAGAAATGGCGATGGCACGGTCACCAAGTTCGAAGCAGCCGCATCAGTGAGGGCAATCTTCGAGAGACAATAAGGAAATAACACATGGATGCAGTAGAGGTTATCCCTCAGGAGCATGTCGATTACCTTGTCGAGAACCCCGACACTCGGGACTTCTTCGACAATCGGTATGGTCCAGGTGCTGCGGAGCGTGTCCTTAGTGGGCCCCCGCGCCCGTCTCAAGACCCCGCACAACTGACGCTGTGGGGTAAGATCAAGGATGTAGCACGAGCCCCCCTTCACGGGGTCCAGCAGGCCTACAATGAAGCCACTGACTCCCTCGGGGACGTGGCTGAGGGCCTTGAGGATATGGCGATGCGCGTGGGGGAGGGCCTAGGGCTCTCCACCATCCACGTCGAGGATGAGCAAGGGGCCCGCTGGGTCACCCGAGAGCAGCTTCGCGTGGAAGGCATCAAGCGTGAGGACATCACCATGCGTGGCCTCGGGAGAGCCGATGAGATCGGTGACGCCGTGGACATCAACAAGATCGATGCCCCTGTGACTGTGACCGGCCAGCTTGTGTCCGGTGTCGCTCAGTTCGGTGCAGGGTACGCCACGTTCGCCAGGTTCACCAAGCTTACCGGGGTGATCGGTGCGTTCACCAATGGTGCCCTCGCGGATGCCTTCGTGTTCGACCCCAAGGACAAGAACATCACTGCGGTCCTAGAGGACTTCGGGGTGGACATGGGTGTCGTCGGGGATGTCCTCGCGACCAACCCTGAGGACGAGGACTACATCAACCGCCTGAGGAATGTTGCTGATGGTGCCATCGCTGGTGGCATCATTGAGGCCCTCGGGTGGGGCATCAAGGCTACCCGTGCGAAGATGCGTGGGGAGAACAAGCTTGCCGAGGAGTTCCTAGGGAACGCCGATGAGGCCCTTGAGCCTGTCCGTGCGGAAGCTCGTACAACCGGCCAGCAAGCCGTAGCGGAAGCTGATCAGGTCATCCAAGATACCCCTGTGATCATGGATGAGCTGGAGACGCTCGCCCGGCAGACCCCTGAGGGTCAGCTTGAGATGGACCTCGGTGATGTCCCTCTGGCTGACACCACGACCGTCAAGATGGACCCCAAGGTCAAGCGGTCGATGACCCCTGAGGAGATCGAGAAGATCAGGTACAACGCCACTTTGGCGCGGGGCCTAGAGCCCACCGATCTGAACAAGCGTATCTCGTGGCGCTCCCTCCGCACCGCGTCCAGCATGGATGAGGTCATGGAGGAGATCGCTGCGGTCGGTGAAGTCATGGCCGACTACCTCGCCAAGGTCAAAGGAGGGGATGTCCAGCGATGGAAGACCGTCCAGCGTCAGGCGTCTGCGAACCTAACGAGGCTCGTCAAGATGACCGGGCGTGACCGCAAGGAAGTCATCAACGAGTTCTTCAGCGGCTTCACGGATGTCACCAAGATGGCCGGGCACCTCAAGGCCCGTGAGGACTATGTGTTCACCCTCGGGGAGAACATCTTGGACCTCTCGCGGAACCTCAACGAAGCCCTCAAGGGTGACGCTGCGTCCGCTACGGTCCTCAAGAAACTCGGGATGGACAACATCTTCGAACTCAGGACCACCCTGCTGGCCCAGCGTGAACTCATGACCCACCTGGTCGCTGCGGTGAACGCTGATCGGTCCAACATCGCTCGTGCGCTCAATGCCATGAAGATGTCCCGCAAGGTGAACCCTAGGCTCGCTGAGATGCTGGCGAACCGTAAGGACCTATTCCTGTCCGCAGATGCCTTCGCCAAGTCTGTCGTGAACGAGGGGATCGACTCGGTCGATGAGAACCTCGTGAGGGCCGTCACGGGCTCCATGGATAACCTCAGGAAGGTGCTGGATGACATCAACCACATCCGCATCAACGCCCTGCTGTCCGGTCCCGGCACCCAGATCGTCAACGCGACCTCCAACCTGATCAACTCGGTGGCCCTGCCGACCGCACAGATCATCGGGGGTTCGGTACGGGGTGACTTCAAGACTGCCCGGCATGGCGTCATGACCATCCGGGGGATGATCGCTGGCTTCTCGGACTCCGTCAGGATGGCGGGGAGTGCCTTCTACAACAAGGCAGGCATCCTCGACCCGTTCGACGCGAAGATCGAGGGGGAAGACCTGATCGCCAAGAAGGGGTTGCTCAACGATGTGATCTCGATGCCCACCCGTGTCCTGATGATGATGGACGAACTGTTCAAGCAGTCTCAGTACCGTGGGCGTGTCTTGGCTGACGCTGACGCCATGGCGAACGCGAGGGGCCTCACGGGTGAAGAGAAATCCCTGTTCATCAAGGAGCACCTCAAGAACAGCTTCGATGACATGGGTGCTGGCCTCGATGAGGGTGCCATCCTGCAGGCCCAGAAGACCACCTTCACTGAGCCCCTGCAGGGTGACGTGGCGAAGATGCTCCAGAATATGGCTATCAACCACCCGTTGATCCGCTTCGTGGTCCCGTTCGTCCGTACCCCGATCAACATCCTGTCTCAGGCCATCCAGCACACCCCTGCTGTCGGGGTACTCTCGAAGAACATGAAGCTGGACTTGAAGTCTGGTGATCCCACCCGGATCGCTCAGGCCTACGGTAAGCAGTTCATCGGTCTTGGTCTCACGGTATCCGCAGCCACCCTAGCGTCCCAAGGGCGTGTCACCGGGTCTGGCCCGGCTGACCCTGAGATGCAGAAGGCGTGGAGGGCCGCAGGGAACCAGCCGTACTCGATCAATCTTGGTCTCGATGAGGCTGGGAACACGATCTGGTTCGACTACTCCCGAATGGAACCCTTCTCCAACTTCTTCTCCATCGTTGCTGACATGGTGGAAATCACCAACGACAGCTACGGGGACTACGAGGAACGGAATGTGTTCCAAGGCATCTTCTTGGCTGTCGCTGAGAACACCATTAATAAGACGTTCACTCAGGGTATCTCGGACTTCATCGATCTGATCGGTGGGGACGCGAGGTCGTCTGACAGGGCGTTGAGGAACATCGCGGCTTCGTTCACTCCCAACATTCTCAACCAGTTGAATGGGGACATGGCGTTGCGCGAGGTTCGTACCGTCATCGATGCGCTCAAGGCCAAGGACTATCGGTTCAACGAACTGGACCCCAAGCGCAGCGTCCTCGGTGAAATCGTGTGGCGTGACCTCCCGAAGTACATGCCGATTGGCACCGTTCACAAGAAGAACGACCCGGTCATGCAGATGATCTTCGATCTGGCCCTAACGGATCGCACGATCTCTACGCCCCCTCAGCGTACCATTTTGGTTCCTGATGGGGCCGGGAATATGAAGAAGCAGGACCTCAGTGAAATCCCGTACAAACCTGGTCAGTCTCTCTACGACAAATGGCTGGAACGCACGGGGACCATCGAGATCAACGGGCGTACTCTTCGTGAAGAACTCACGCGGATGATGAACGATCCTGACTTCATCTCACTAGCCTCTATACGCGGTGGTGGCCCCGGAACCCAGAGTGCAGCGGTGTCCCAGACGATCTCGAATTACCGTCTGGCTGCCCGTGAGGACATCGAACCACTGATGAACCTCACGATCCGCTCTGACAAGGATCGAGGCGCCATCATCGAACAGCAAATCAGGAAGAACCGTGGGGCGCTGTTCCCTGAGGCCAATATCCCCCCTGAGCAATCGGTGCAGCCGCGCCGTGACCTCTTCGATTTCTAAAGGAAGAACCATGGCAGCCAAGGAAGAAACCCTCGGGCTGCTTCATGAAGCCGTCGCGTTGGACCTCCTCGCTAAAGTACAGAGCGGGGAGGCCACTGCGGCTGAACTGAACGCAGCCATCAAGTTCCTCAAGGACAACGATATCGAAGCCTTGAAGACCGCAACGAACACCCTAGGAGCCCTCGTGAAGTCCCTCCCCGATTTCGATACGGACGAGGATGGTCTCTATGCAAACTGAAGAGAGACTCGAAGCTCTGAAGGATCGAGTTGATAACATTTCAAAGGAACAACTCGTGGACCGCCAGAAGCATGCTGAACTCCGTGAGTGGGTCTTGGAAGGAACCTCCGCTCTCAAGACCGAAGTAGGCGTCATGAAGAACGATATTCACCACATCCGTCAGACCCAAGGGCAGATCGTCTCAGGGGTAAACCGTGTGGTCTACGCAATCGTCCTCGCATGTATCGGGGCATTCATGGCATTCGCTCTTCAAGGTGGACTCGTCGTAAACTAACACAAGAATAGGAGGCCCCATTGCCTTTCTCTTACACCGAATACACGG